CGTAAACCGGAGCAGAAGTTCCAAGAGGTAAGGTAACAGCTGGTCCTTTTTGGGGCCAGGGTAAGCAAGAAGTGAAGTAGTCATGGCGTTTTCCTCTCCGTCTTAAGACGTAGTCGGACAGCGTGTCCGGGCCGTCGTCTCTATCGACGACTGCCGCGTCTTGTAGGTTCTGGTCCCTAAACCATTCGTTCCAACATAAATTATACGCTCTTGAATAGAGCGCGGATACAGAAATCGTACGAGAAGTATCGGGTAATGGAGCGGTCGGAAGACCGAAGTAGTCGAAAAGACTACCGTTTACAAAGCCGTTAGCGGCTGAAACTATTTGTGGAATTAGGTAGTCAGTAGAGTCTCCTGGATCGATTTGTTCGCCATTGAATTTTTGCCAATTGTCCCAAACGAGTCTGTTGGGGACGGCGAAGAAGAAGGTATCCAGGAATAGATTATCCATGAAGGGTGTAAGTGGTGTAGCAAGTCTAGCGAAGTAGCTTGCATTGAGTGAGAAAGTATCACCCGGTAATGCTTCGTCCACGAAGAAAGGGATGAGGTAGCCAGAATTAAATGTTGTCTTAAAGCCGTGCGAGCGGTCAAAGGCCGACCTCTGTATTTCGGCTTTAGGGACTTGCGAGAACTGATGTTTCATTACTGATTTCATGGCTACCTCTTTGTAGTTATTGAGCGAGTTTAAGTTGGGTTGTAGTATTATAATACTCCAGCAAATTACCGTGTGAAATAGGGGCTGGAAGAGAAGTAAGCAGACCACTAGAATCATCATACTCGCCTAACTCGAATAATGTGAAGTCTGCTGGATATTTGGCGAAGGGATGGTCATTTTGTGCCTGGCATTCCATGATGCCCCGCACCGCTTCACCTCGGTTTCGCATAAAAATAGGCTGTTTATAAGCCTCTACCTTCGAGTCATAGATTGAGAATATTTTAAGTTTCATTTTCGTAGCTCCTTATAAGTTTTTTGGTATCTAACTCTTTTTTCAGTTCGCGCGTCCTAAGACGTGCTTCAGTATTATCAGGAGAAATGATTTTGGCAACAGCTTTTCGCTTTGCCTTGATTTTGTGGAATATTTTTGGAGCGTGGCGTTCGAGTAATTTGTCATAGAATTTTGGTGGTTTCATTTGTCGCTCTCTGATGATGATCTCATCGAGAGGATAAACATCTGTTTTATATTTATCGAACCAGCCAGCGCCTATACCAGGTTTAAGAGACATTTTATTGAATTCGGGAACACGCTCATTAAAAATCTCGCCAGTATTGGCATCGAAGTCAGTGTAGTGTTCCCAAGATTTTTGGCCAGTTTGTTTTTTAGTTATATAGCGGGCCACATAGGCCGCAGATTCAAAGGTTACCTGGCCTATAGAGGCGAAGCCGTAAGGCCAGAGAGAATTGAGAGTGTCGCTAACGAAGAGAGGTTGCTCGCCTGGACGGCGTCGCATGGGAGCAGGGACTTTGTCTACAAAGTCCAAGTTGAACAGACATGCGTGAAAATGAGGCCGTTTGAATTTTTCGCCGTACTCGGCGCACATATAGTAACGGATTGTGGTGTTAGAGAATTTTTTTCTGAGACGCTTCATGAAGCGTTGAAAGTGGTCATAGATAAGATTACCACCTTCGGGTAGGTGTTCTGGACTGTAAGTTAAAGTTATGAAGCAATTGTTTTCGTGAAGAGATGCTTCATGCATACAACGTATAGCCCACTGTCGTGAGCGTTCAAGTCTACAGCCAAGGCATTGACCACATGGAATTTGAATTGGTAGGTCGCGATAGCCTTCACTAATGTTGAAGACTATGCTACGCTTACCAGAGGGATTTAAGTTTCGGCTTTTGAAGCCATGTAGGGGTCGGTAACAGGGCATTGTTATCGGCTCCTTTCTTTTTTTAAATTGTTAATGTTTAGAGTCTGATTCCGCCGCGCATTGGTTTGCCGCGGACGTTTTTAATATGAGTTTTTGAGGCTCCCTTTTTGAATGACTTTTTTGATGATTTTGGGGTCATTTTTTGGCGTCGCATTTGGTGCTCCTTTTGGTTGTTTTAGGTGACTTGGTGTCACCTGGACCAGTTACATCAAGTGAGTAACTGGTCCAAGGGACGTAAAGTCCCTTTTTTGTTGGTTAATTCCGCGTAAGCGGAAATTTTTTGATTTTTAGTGTTTACGCGGTGCATTCGGGACTCCCGCCCTTCGGTTGGGTGGACCAAAAATGAGTACATTATTTGGTCTCTGTAGGGGCAGAAGATTCGGGGACCGGAGTGGTGGGTACGGGCTGTGTTTGTTCGTCATTTGATTGTCGTTGGATTGCTAAGCCCATTTTTACCATTTCGGGTAAGTTTTTTGGATCTGCCGTGAATAGAAGGAATTGATGTGGGTCGTTGCCGAAGCGTGCCCGCGTATGAGACGGAAGAGCTGCGAATTGTTCGTTCGCAAGCATGATTGTATTTAGAGACTGTTGATAGTCTAACGGCTCCGAGAAATCGCCGTATTGTGGGTTTTGTTTAATAAGAGTTGGGAGAATTCCAGTGGAATTAGCTTTTTTGACGATCCTGTTAATATCGCACTCGTCCTTAAAGGACTGATGCGTGCGGGTAGGATTGTCGTCAGATTTTGAGAGTATAGATACCCTTTTATGTTTCGCATAAATTTTGCGAAACGTGGGAACTTTGGGTTCAAGGCCTTGGGCCGAGGATGCTTTGATCGCTGCCATTTCGTTGTCTCCTTAGATATTGATATACAGGGTTGTTTTGTACTCCGCGAGTAGAAGCCTTCGCAGAGTTTGTGTCTAATTTAATTTTAGGCGTTAACATGTCTTTAGCAGAATTGCCCATATTAAGGCCCTTCTGTAACAAATCCATGTTTTTTTCAGTTTCAACCCATTCGCGATCAATTTTAGATTTATCGGCCTCTAATTTAGATTTTTCAGTCCGACCAGGTAAATCGGCCTGTGCGAGAGCGGCATCAGCTGCCGCCTTTTTTGCGTTTTCGCGGGCTGCAATAGCGCCCGCTGAGTTAAGTTCCCTTTGAGATAATTGAGTTTGAATATTGGCCGCGTTTAAAGCGTTCTGAGAGCCCGTGGCGCTTGCAGAAGTCGCAAGCCTAGCCACTTCGGCTCCTGATGTGAATGCGGCCTTTGCAGCGGCTCCTAGAGGGCTAGAATAGCTAGCCGAGACCGCTGGGATACCGGCTCCTGCCGGTGTAGAAGCTCCGCCTTGCTGATAAGCGAGCATAGGATTGAGGCCAGCGGCTCTCATATCCTGCATGGAGCGTTGATAGGCGGAGTTGGACATGCGCTCTTGGAAAGCCATTTGATCTTTAGCGATCTGCTGATTCATCAGATTCGTTTCATAGGCTATACGCGCATTAGTCTTATTTGTGTCCTTGGTTCCATAATAGGAACCGATCGCATCGCCAGCAGCGAGTGCGGTAGAAAGTAAGGGTAGGCCGCCGATAGAACCGGCGGCGAGTAATCCAGTGTTCATAGTACTCCTTAGAAGTGGTCGATCAAGCCAGGTACAGAGTACACAGGCATTGGTCTAGCACACTTCAATTTAATGTAAGCGTCGAACAGGAACTGAGGATAGGTAGACTCCTCGTCTAGCGCAAGTACGCGCTGAACGGGAGGATTTTCCTCGATAAACGTACCGTTTACATCGAGAGTGGGAAGCGCAGCAAAGTCCTGGGCAAGATGCCAGATATCTAATGACTGCGCATAGTTTGACCGGAACTGTCCGGTAACAAGAGAAGGTTTGTAGCGATATTCGGCGTAGCGTTCTTGATAGCCGAAGACTTCATCGTCATCGGCAGTTGTGCCGGCATAAATTTCTTTATTAAGCACGGCTTGTTCGCCGATATGCGCAAGAGCAGGCCAGTAGAAGTCCCAGCGAGTTTGGCGGGACCACATACGATTAAGGCCTTGCTGATAGTTTAAGTCAGCTCGCACGCAGACAAGTCCGATAATGATCGAATGCTCGGTGAAAGATTTTGTGAAGCCGGCTGCTGAGCCGGAAGATGTGCCCATCGCAGCTAGATTACCTAGAGGCGAGTCAACTTCACTAGCTGAAGTTTGGGCGATTGGATTAATTTGGATAGGATTGGAACCGCCGCCGAGATACTCGGGCCTTTGAAGGCGAGCGTCGGGAGAGGTAACGCCAAAGTGAGCTTTTATGATTTCGGTGTACCTTGTACCACCGCGAGCATCTCGCTCGTAGA